CATGATGGGACAGACACGCAGATTGATAACAACACAGGTACATTAATCGTAAGATCGTCAGCAGCAGGAACTATTGAGTTTCGGGATCAAGGCTCTCAGGTTTTAGCTCAATTTAACGATAACTCTGACGTAAAGTTGTACCATAATAATAATGAAAAACTCGCCACCACAAGCACAGGTATTGACGTAACTGGCAATGTCGTTGTCTCAGGAACTGTAGACGGCAGAGATGTTGCTGCAGATGGCCTAAAGTTAGATGGTGTTGAAGCCAGTTCAGATGTAACAGATGCAACTAATGTAGGTGCTGCCCTTACTGCATTTTCTACTGGTACAGATGCAGGGTCTTCTGATCTTATCCCTGTATATGATGTTAGTGCTAGTGCATGGGAAAAGCAAACTATTGCTAATGCTATTGCAGCAGGACCAACTGGACCGACAGGACCAACTGGACCAACTGGTCCTACTGGACCTACTGGACCTGCAGGTGGTGATGGTGATGATGGTGGTACAGGCCCAACTGGACCTACAGGACCGACAGGACCAACTGGACCTACAGGAGCAGACAGCAGTGTAGCAGGTCCAACTGGTCCCACTGGCCCAACAGGTCCAACTGGTCCTACTGGATCAGGAGGTTCTACTATTTCTGGTATTGCTACATCAGGCTACTATGGAAGTTCAAGTTGGCCCGGTGGTTCTGGAAGTTATTACAGTATGGTAAGAGCAAATGATTGGCTTTATTGCTCTTTTGATACATCATCTGGGGCAGGTTATGGTGGTCCCGGTGGAGATAACTACTATACTTACAGTCAATACAGAAAAAGATATAGGACTTTTTAATATGGCATGGTTTTATTATTTTAATGCAGATAAAAGTTTTGCATACAGATGCGAAAACGAAAAACTAAAAGACAGTGAAGTAGTTAAGCTAGGTAATGGTATTACTATGGTAGAGCTTTCAGAACTACCAACAGGGATGCCTGATGATGAGTGGAGTTTTGTTTCTGTTTTAGCTGATGGGTCAATAGGCATAGAACCCAATCTTATTTTTGGAGGAACTAAAAGATGCAGACGAAATCTAATAGATTATCTTCAAATGTATGCACCTCTTTCTGATTTAGATCGTCCCGAAGATTGGAAACAACAATTAGATTGGGCCACATCTGAGTGTGGTGAAACTGTGGTAGAGCAGTTTTTAGCAGATAGAGTTATTACTGATACTGAAAAACAGGAGTTGTATAGACTAGCTAATGCCCTTGATTAATAAACATAAACCCGACACTTTTATAACCTCTATATTAGAACATATTATAGAAGAAGAATCACCAAAAATAAAAAAGGTAGTTGCAAAACGAAACCTCACAAAAGAGGTTTTTTTAGAAAGACCTATCCCACCCTTTGATATAAAAGTAAATAGTTCAGGCGTTACTCTTGACCCTAAATATTTTGAAACACTAGACCCTTTAGCATCAACGTTAGGTGCTGTTAATTGTAGTGCTTCTCATTATTTACCACCAAACTCTCAATTACCTTGGCATACAAATAGTGATACAGCAGGAAAAAGACTATACTATACTTATGGTGATGGTTCAGGTATTTTTAGGTATAAAGACTATAACACAGATAAAATACATGAAGACTATGATGAACAAGGTTGGACAGTGAGGGAGTTTTATATACCTTCAGATCAGCTTTTTTGGCACACTGTTTATGCAGGAACAGGAAGACACACTTTTGGTTTTAGATTTTAGTAATCAAGCATTTCTTTGGGGAGAACTTAGAAAAAATAGTCCTAGAAAATTAGAAAAATTACCTATCGTAAAAAAATGTCTAGGCTCAATAGAAGGCAATTTTAGTCTTAGTTTTGAACAACCTCAAATAAAAGCTGATTATTATTTTTGTGGTGGGTTTGGAAACTTTGAGCATATAAAATTTACTAAAGGCATTTATTTTACAGACTATCCAGTTACAGAAGATTATAAAAACGCAGACACAAATGAACATTACTATGAGTACTTTAAAACATTAGATAACGATAGGTACTCACAGCCTGACCAAGTGTTTGTAAAACAAAGACCTTATAATTTGTTTCCACTTCAGATGGTATATCCAAAAGACTATCACCAAACATTACATGCTTTAAAGTGGGCAACAGAATCTAAAAGGTACACAATATTTAAAACCCACCCTGCTCATAACGGTGATCAAAACTATAAAGCCTTTTGGGGCGTAGCAAAAAAACTAGGAGTTATTTCTGAGTATACAGAGCTAGTTGATAATTACAGGTCTGAAGAGTTAGTTAATGAAGCAGATATGATATTTAGTGCTGACAGTGCATTGACATTAAAAGCTGTACTTAAAAATATACCAACTTTTGCTATGCGTAATTTTCAAATGAATGATATAGTACCTGTAATACCTGAGATACCTTTAGATATTAAAGTGCCTATAGTAAGTAAAGATAAAGCTATTAAATGGTTTGATTGGTTTTACAGAACTGTATGTAACGATATAACTAAAGATGACTTTAAAGATAAAATAAACCGCAGACTTAACCTATATAAAAATGGGGTAACAGACAAAGAGTTGCACTCATTAACGTTTTTAAAAAACAAAGGTTTGGCATGAACATATATAAAGAGCCGTGGACGCATATAGTAAAAGAAGATTTTTTTACTAATGTAGAAGAGCTTACACAAAAAACAAAAGATGTAATTAAAGAAAGAACTCCATACGGTTTTCATAATAAGTTTACGATAAAATTTCCTTTTAAATATGACTTTCCAGACTTAGTACCTTTACTAGACTATTTTCCTAATAGAAGAAAGGCTTCAAGTTTAAACACATATTGGGAACTAAATGCAATTAAAGGTAAATACGAGTACCCTATACATGATGAAAACCCAAAAAAAGTTTTGTCTGTCGTTGTTTACTTAGACCCTATTAATAATTTAGGCACTTCTCTTTACGATAAAAACAAAAAGTTTTCAAAAGATATATTATGGAAACCTAACACTGCTTTTATTTTTGCAGGTATGACAGGGGAAACATGGCATAGTTATGCATGTAATACAGAAGAACCTAGAATAACTATTAATGGTTTTATTCATGCAAATTGAACGTGCTGTTATAGAAATAAATGGGGGATGTAATTATTCTTGTGAAATGTGTCCTCAATCAGAAGGGAAAAGACCAAAAAGTTTTCTTAGGAAAATGCCTTTAAATCAGTTTGAGGATATTGTAGCTGAGTGTGTAGAGCATGGGACTAAAATTGTAAACCTTGAAGGATCAGGAGAGCCTACATTAAATAGAAATCTTCCAAGATATATTGAGGTTGTAAGAAAATACGGAGCAAAGGCTTATATATATTCTAATGGTAAGAATATGCGTGGGTCTTTTATGAAAGAAACCGTTGATGCAGGGCTTAACTTTTTTAGATTTTCTATTATAGGTTACAACGAAGAGACATATAAAAAGTGGATGAACAGCCCTTTCTTTAACTTAGTCATACAAAATGCTAAAGAGATGCGACAGTATGCTAAAGATAAAGATTGTATAGTCGCAGCATATCATTTAATACTAGATAATGATAATGAGCCAGTAGAAGTAGAAGCATATAAATCTCTTTTTGATAATATGAATGTTGATATTTGGCGTATGCATAATTGGTCTGGTGTATATGAGTCTGACTATAAAAGAAAAGGTAAGATAGCAGGATGTGGAAGACCTTTCTCTCCTGATGTAGTCGTTAGGGCAGGAGGTAATGATGGTAATACAGCAGCAGTGCATCCTTGCTGTCAGGTTTTAGGTAATGATGAGGCTGCAGTATTAGGGCATTTAAGTACAAATACTTTAAAAGAAGTTTGGAATGGTAAGGCTTATAATAAACTAAGAGAACAACACAGAAATAAAGACTTCCCTGATTACTGCAAGTCGTGTGATTTTTTAGTTGAAGACCCTGAAGTTTTAGTGTATAGTAATAGTGACAGACATATAGGAAATATGATTGGCACTAACTTTAATTTGAGGGAATACTATGCATAGACCACTATGGCAATTATACGAAAACGCAGTAGATGAATTTCTTGTAAATAAAATACATGACTTAGCTGAAGAAGAAACATTAAGTAAAGCTAAAACTTTTAATGATAACAATAAAGCTAGGTCTAGTGAAGTTACTTGGTTGTCTCATAATAAAGAACTTCAAGACTTTTTGTGGGACATAGTTCAAAATGCTAACAGAAATGTGTTTGGTTTTAGAGTAGAAAACTATGCAGACATACAATATACTTTGTATCATGCTGAACAAAACGGTCATTATGATTGGCATATTGATACAAATTGGTTATCTCAAACTTCTTTTGATAGAAAACTTAGTATAACAGTTCAATTAAGTGACTCGACAGAGTATGAAGGTGGAGACTTTAGTTTCGCAGAAGTAGAAAACCCTAATAAAGAAAAACTTAAACAAAAAGGTACTGTCCTTGTTTTTCCTAGTTATCTAAGTCATAGAGTATCTCCTGTAACAAAAGGTACAAGATGTTCTTTAGTTGCTTGGTTTGAAGGTCCAAGATGGACATAGTAGCATATGGATCACACCATAAACATCCTTATAGACTATTACTAAATGAGCCTGAAAGACTTACAAAATCTATAAAAAAAGAGTATGCTAAGTATGACGTAACAGGTCTTTTGCAGTGTCCTTCTATAGCTGATACTATAAAAGATTATTACGTAATAAACGCCCCTTGCGATTTACTTATAAAGATTACTAAAGGTAAGTCTCATAAAGTTTTTAATACTTCTGCTGATCCTCATGTGCTAATGGTAAATGAATTAGAAGAAGATGTTAAAAAACATCCAAATGCAATACAGTGGTTAGGTGATTTTTATCTATGTATGTTTGCACCTACTGAAACTATACTAACTTTATATCCACCGTTTATGCATAAGTCTGATATTTTTGGTGTTGCAGGTTCTTTTGACATAAGTAAATGGTTTAGACCAATTAGCTTTTCGTCTATATACATAGGTAATCCTATTGAAATAAAAAAGGGAGAACCTATGGCTTATTTAACTTTTAATAAACAAGTTAAATTTAAAAGGTGTATTATTACAGAGCCTATAGCAGACATTATTAATAGCTGCCTAAGTTTAAAAAAGTATTCTCCAAAATCTTCTTTATCTTATTGCTATGAAAGATTTAAAATAAATAGATACAATAAACAAATAATGAAACTAATAAATGAACAACTAGACTAAGGATAAACTGAATGTTCGGTTTTACGGCACTATCTGAAGCTCCCTTTGGTGTATCATCTTCATCTGTATCTCCAGATGTTTCTTTAGGTAGTGTCTCTGCTAGTACTGCAGTAGCAGGTTTATCTGTTGGTGGTTTTGAAGTTGACATCTCGGAAAGACTTGGGTCTGTAAGTGCTACTGGTGCTGTAGGAACTATAAGTTTTAATACAGAAGAAAAGTTAGGCAGTGTTTCTGGTACAACAGGTATCAGTTCTGTATCTGTAAACCTAGCCCTGACACCTACAGGAGTACAAAGTACTGGTGCAATAGGTACACTAGAACACAGCAACACAGTTACACTTACTGGTGTATTGGGTACAGGTGCAGTAAATACACTAGAAGAAAAACCAACCGAAAGTCTATCTGGTGTAAGTGGTACAGGGCAAGTAAACTCTGTAACAACTAATATAGATATCACCCTTAGTTCAGTACAAGGCACTGTATCAGTAGGAACTTTAGAAAATAGTAATACTTTTACTCTTACTGGTGTTTCTTCTACAGGTTCAGTAGGAACTTTAGAGCATAGTAACACAGCTACACTAACTGGTCTTTCAGCTACAGGTTCAGTAAATACTGTAACAGAAAATATTAATATAGGTGTTTCTGGTCTTGGAGCTACTACACATTTAGGTCCTATAGAAGTAACAGCTATTGGCAATCTATTAGGCGTACAAGGTACAACATCTCTAGGTACAACACAAGTTCATATAGCAGAAAGTATAGGGTCAATTTCTGCTTCTGCAAATACTAATGCAGTAACAGTCAACCTCAATTTCGTAACCTCTTCAGTAGAAGCCACAGGTTTTGTAAATACACTAGAAGAAAAACCAACTGAAGCTCTATCAAGTGTTAGCAGTACAGGGCATATTAACTCTGTAACTGTAAATATAATAGAGTCGTTAGGAAGTGTAAACAGTACTGGCTCAGTAAATGCTGTCGAAACACTAACAGGTGCAGGTCTTGTAGGTGTAAACACAACTGGTTCTATAGGCACAGTAGAAGTAAAACTTTCTGAAAAATTAAACAGTGTTAGTTCTACAACCAACCTGAACACAGTACAAATAAACGTTACAGAAAAGTTAGCTAGTGTATCTTCTACATCAGGTATAGGTACACTTACACTTACTGCAACTTCTAACATAGCCATTTCAAGCAGTGGACTAACTTCTTCTTTAGGAACAATAGAACCTAAAGTAAGTGAAAGCATTGTTGGTGTTCAGGGTTCTGGTTCTGTTGGAACACTTCAAACCCATACAGCTAGTGGTCTTACAGGTGTATCTTCTACAGGTATAGTAACTTCTGTATCTATAAACGGTTTTGAAATTGATGTATCAGAAAGACTACTCTCTGTAAGCTCTACTGGTTCTGTAAATTCTGTATCTGTAAATATTTCAGAAAGTCTATCTAGTGTAGTAGGTACAACAGCTTTAGGTTCTGTAGTTGCTAACACATCAGAAGCCTTAAACTCTGTAAGTGCTACAGGTAGTGTAGGTTCTCTAGAAATTAGTGTAAGTACAACACTGTCGGGAGTGCAAGGCTCTAGTGCAGTAAACACTTTAAGTGTTGGTGTGGGTAAAATACATACCTTAGTTGGTGTTAGTGCTTCTGGTAGCATAGGTTCTTTAAAAGTTAATAACTCTGTAATTCCAACAGGTGTAGTTGTTGCAGGTGAAGTTGAGGGCTTAGAAGCTAAAGTTAGTGAAGTTTTAAATAGTGTCTTTGCAACAGGTTCTATTGGACTTCTTTCTTTCCCTGCAACACAGAGCCTAACATCTGTTGGATTACAAGTAGCATTAGGTCAACTTACTGCAACAGGTGTTGTATTTGATTTTGACCCAGATGCTTACAACAGACAAAGAACTCTATACGCAGTAGCACAAGATAATAATAATACAGTTATTATACCACCACAAAATAGAACTTTGTATATACCTAAACAAAACAGAAACACACAAACCATTAAGATTGCAGCCTAAAGGATAGTATAATGTCGTACAAGTGGCCCGATAAAGATAAAGATGAAGTTTTAGATTATAGTATTGATTGGTCACGTTTTCTTGATACCGATACTATTTCTAGTGTTGCATGGCACATAGATGCTGCTGATGGAACAAAAACAGAAGTATCTTCTAATGATACAGTTAATGGTCTTCAATTTATTCAGGCTACTAACACTACTACTGTAGCTACTACTAGATTTGGATTAGGTACTAATAATATTAGATACAAAATAACGTGTAAAATTACTACCAACGGTGGGTTACAATATGAACGTTCTGTATTCCTACGGATTAAGGAGAAATAATAATGGCCTACAACTACTTAGCACTAGTAAATGATATTAATCGTAGGTTAAATGAAGTAGAATTAACCTCTTCTAATTTTGCTTCTGCAACAGGTTTTTATAGTTTAGCTAAAGATGCAGTAAATTCTTCTCTTCGTTACATTAATCAAGAAGAGTTTGAGTGGCCTTGGAATCATGTAGAGGAAACAGAAGTGTTAGTGGCAGGAGAAATTAGATATAGTGTGCCATATGATTCTAAGACAATTAATATGAATACCTTTCGTATTAAGAGGGACAGTGATTTAAATGTGGAAACTGTTAAATTAAAAGTACTTAGCTATGAAGAATGGCTTGACAAATATGCTGATTCAGAGTATAACTCTAGCACAAATATACGTTCTGTTCCTACACATGTAGCTAGAACACCTAGCAGAGAACTTATATTTTATCCTGCTCCCGATAAAGCCTATGAAGTAGTATATGAATACTATACTTTGTCCCATGACTTAGAACTACATGGAGATGTACCTACTCTCCCAGAACAATATAAATATGTTATTGTCGATGGTGCTATGTACTATGCCTATCAATTTAGAGGTGATACACAAAGTGCTGAGATATCTTTTAACAAATTTACTCAAGGTATAAAACATCTAAGAAGTTTAAATATTAATCGTAATGAATATTTACGTGATACAAGAGTTTACTATTAATGGCAACACAATGGCAAACATACCCTATAGAATTTAGGGGTGGACTTATTTCCAATCTTAGCCCACTGCAACAGGGTATTAATGCTGTAGGTTCTGCTACTGTACTGCAAAATTTTGAGCCTAATAAAAATGGTGGGTACAGTAAACTTTTAGGTTTTGAAAAGTACAGTACTACAACTGTACCGGGAACTGGCCCTATCCTAGCATTAAAGGTTATTAGTTCTGGTCTTGTAGTAGTAGCACGTAAAGTAGACTCTGCAGCAATTAGTGCTGTAAGTGGGTTAACTTCAGGGGATGATAACAAAACAGCTTACTACTATGGTACAGGTACAACATGGACCTTCATGGCAAAAAGTGCTTCTACTAATGGTGGCAAAGCTAAACATGCAGAATTTAATTTAGACGGTGACGATAAGGCTATTTTTGTAGATGGAACTAGCTATCCTGCTATATACAATACCTCTGGAAATACTACAACATTCCTTACTTCATCTAACAGTTCAGACCTTAGTGGTGCAGAACATGTAGCAATGTTTAAAAAACATGCTTTTTATGCTAAAGGTAATAATCTTTATTTTAGTATTCCTTCTAATGTAAGTAACTTTGGTACAGGCTCTGGAACTATTAATGTAGGACATGACATAACAGGTCTTACAGTTTTTCGTGATCAACTTATTATTTTTACAACAGACACAATACAAAAAATTACAGGTAGCTCTGTTAGTGATTGGGCTTTAGCACCTATTACAAATAAAACAGGTTGTATTAATGGAGACACCATACAAGAAGTTGGTGGTGATATTATTTATTTAGCTCCTGATGGGATTAGATTACTAAGTGCTACAGACCGTATCGGTGACTTTGCATTAGATGTCGCATCTGATTCAATACATAAGGATGCTGATTCTTTTTTAGGTACGTCAAACGAATTTTCTTCTATGCTTATAAGAAATAAATCTCAGTATCGTATCTTTGCTTATGTTTCTTCAGAGAGAAACTCTGTTGCTAAAGGTTTAATAGCTACTAAGTTTATTGCTCAAGGTTCTGAAGGTATTAACTGGGCTTCGACAAAAGGTATAAAAGCCTATATAGCAGACAGTAGATATGCAGGAGATCAAGAAACTTCCATGTTTATAAATGATGACGGCTATGTTTATAAGATGGAAACAGGCAGTAATTTTGATAGTGCTAACATTGAGGCTATTTATGAATCTCCTTTTATGCCTATTGAAGATCCTCAGATACGTAAGACTTTTTATAAGATGGCCTTGTATGTTACACCTACTGGCTCTACATCAGTAGACTTAAATCTTACATACGATTTTAACGATGATAAAATTATACAACCACCTACACAAGCTATATCCAGTACAGGTACTTCTGTATTTTCCTATGGGGCATCTGATGCTATTTACTATGCTAAAAATATTACTTATGCAGTAACAGTATCTAATCCGGGATCAGGAAATAAATATTATATATCAGATCATACTGGTGCTGCTCCAACTTTAAGCCTAACTAGAGGTCGTACTTACAGATTTACACAAGAGGATAATAGTAATTCGAGCCACCCACTAAGATTTTCTACGACAGCAGACGGTACTCATGGTGGAGGTTCTGCATATACAACAGGTGTTACTACAAGTGGAACAGCAGGAAGTTCTGGGGCATATACTGAGATAACAATTACAGACAGTACACCTACACTATATTACTATTGTACTAATCACAGTGGTATGGGAGGCACTGCTAATATGGTAGAAGCAACAGAAATAACCTATGGTGGTGAACTAGATAAAATATATAATACTAATCTAATAGGATCTGGTAAAACAGTAGCTTTACGTATAGCTGACAATTCAACCAATCCCACATTCACTCTTGACACAGCAGTGTTAGAGTACAGACAAAACGATAGGCAATAATATGGCAGGATATTCAAGACAAGATACAGCAAACAACATTGCTAATGGTAAAGTTATTGATGCAGATGACTTAGACAGTGAGTTTAATGCGGTTGAAACTGCCTTTAACGCATCAAGTGGTCACGTTCACGATGGCACTACAGCTAACGGTGCTCCTATTACTAAGGTTGGCCCTAGTCAAGATCTTGTTGTATCATCAACTAGTGTGTTACCAAAAACAACAAACACTTTAGATGTAGGTTCAAGTGGTGCACAGTTTAAAGATGCATACTTTGATGGATCAGTTAAAGGGCATACACTACAAGCAGGTACTAATGGATACACAACTATTGTTGATAATGAAATTGATGTATCTAGTGGAGATTTAACAGTAGATATTGCAGGTGATCTTACTATAGACGTTGATGGTGGAGATGTATTATTAAAAGATGCTACTGCTACATGGGGTGGACTAAGTAATAACTCAGGTAATCTTGTTGTAAAATCTGGTACAACTACAGCAGCTACTTTTACTGGTGCTAATGTAGACTTAGCAGGTACATTAGATGTTACAGGTGCAGCAACTTTAGATAGTACATTAGGTGTTACAGGTAATGCAACTGTAGGTGGCACTCTAGGTGTTACAGGACTGTCTACTCTAGCAACAGTAGATGTTAATGGTGGTGCTATTGATGGTACTATTATTGGTGCTAATACTGCAGCAGCCATTACAGGTACTACAATTACAGGTACATCCCTTGTCGGACCATTAACAGGCAATGCAGCCACAGCTACAAAATTAGCAACAGCACGTAGCATTACTATTGATGGTGACGTAGATGCATCTGCTACTAACTTTGATGGCACAGGTGACATTACTCTTACTACTACACTAGACACAGTAAACTCTGACGTAGGTTCTTTTGGTAGTGCTACAGCTATACCTGTACTTACAGTTAATGGTAAAGGGCTTGTTACTGCAGCAAGTACAGCAGCTATTACTACCACTCTTACTGTTGGTGCAGACAGTGGATCAAATGATGCTGTAGCTCTTGCAAGTGATACACTTAACTTTGCAGGTACAGCTAATGAAATAGAAACTACAGTATCCGATAATCAAATACAAATTGGTTTACCTAACAATGTTATTGTAGCAGGTAATCTTACTGTATCAGGTACAACTACTACAGTAAACACTACAAACATGACTGTCAGTGATAAACTTGTTGAGTTAGGTAATGGTAGTACAGGTTCTGCTTCAGGTGATTCAGGTCTTGTTATTGAACGTGGTAATGATGCTAATGCCTTTATTGGTTTTGACGAAAGTGCAGACAAGTTTACTGTAGGTACAGGTACATTTACAGGTGCATCTACAGGCGATCTTACAATTACTACAGGCACACTTGTAGCCAATATTGAAGGTGCTGTTACAGGTAATGCTAGTACGGCAACTACTCTTGCCACAGCTAGAGCTATTGCATTAGCAGGAGATGTTACTGGTACTGCTAATTTTGATGGTAGTGGTGATATTAGTATTACAGCTACCGTAGCAGACGATAGCCATAATCATACTATTGCAAATGTAGATGGTTTGCAGTCAGCACTAAATGCTAAAGCAGCATTAGCAGGTGCTAACTTTACTGGTGCTGTAGATGTAGATGCTGCACTTACAGCAAACAGTTTTGCTATTGATAACGGTTCTAATGATTGGACATTTGAAGTAGATAGTAATAACCTTCTTATAAAATATGCCGGGACAAGTAAAATGAAACTAGATAGTTCTGGAAACCTTACTGTAGTAGGTAACGTAACAGCATACGGATCAATTTAATGGCATTACCTGCAAGTGGAAA